AAATCAAAAATGAACCTCAGACAAATCAAAGCCATCCGCAAATTGTTTTTGGCCTACGGTCAACCTGGAACTGTGGAAATCTTGCCTTGGCACTACACCAACCGTTCAGGGAAAAAATTGCCAGTCTCATCTTTGCCCACCAACCACGCTGCACTCTATTTGCCGCCACAGTGGACCAACCTCAAAACGGTGTCAGAGGTAAAATCACTTCCGGTTTCCACCGGATACATCTACCGCGTGAAGGTACGCACACCTGACACATCAGGCTGGCACGGAATCCATTGGGTCAAATGTGTTGACCTGACCGACCTGAAAAACCCCAAGTTTGCAATCCATAAGGAGGAATCAGCAAATGCACCCGCTTGAAGAAACACACACATACCGTTGGGTTGGTGAAACCCTTGAATCAATCTTTGATGGTGGTAGCCGCATCACCGGATTTGCACCGATCAGGGATTCAGCCAACATCCACCGCACCTGGCAAGGCTATGTGGTGGAGCTTGGGCAAGCTGGGGTGATGAACGGCCCAGCCCTGTTCAAAATCACCACCAGGCATCAGAGTGGCACAACCAATCTGGAATTCATGGGGAATGATGTCACCATTTTCACATCTGACCACCTGCCTGAACGTGAAGCTTTGGCAGAACTGAAACACCAAACAGCCCGTGGTGTTCTTGAACTTCTGGAACCATGGGTGGCCTAGCCGATTGCATACAACTCAATACACAGCCCCAGCCAACGTTGGGGTTTTTTATTTGCGCTTGCGGCTGGGCCTCAACAACAGGGCAGCTGCCAGTGGTGTTGCCACTCCTGTGTCTGGCAGAATCAATGGATCGGCCTCATCCCACCCATCAAATCCGAAAATATGGTTGGATTCCACCTGGTCCAACGTGGGCAACAATGGTGGGACATATGTGAAAAGGTTGTTTGAATGTCCACTGAATTCATCTTGGGTGTGTTGCTTTTCATCACCAGCATCTGTTGCTTGGGTTGCAGCGTAGTGTTCTGGCTGCTGTTCAGCTGCTGCAAATGTGTCAACTGCCCCCATGATTGCAACTGCCCGTTCAAACGCTTCCTGACCAATAAGTGTTCCAAGAACTGCAACCAGGATTGCCATACGCTGTGAATGGCTTTGCAGCCGCTTCACCTCCTGTTTGCATTCAGCCCCAGCTTTTTGTTCCTGGGCTGCACGCCGTTCACAGACTGGGCAGCTCATTGGTTGTGCCTGACCTCATAGGGGTTTTGTCTGACTTGGTGGCCAGTCATGCTGGCCCGCTCAGGCTGGCGCTCATGGGCTGTTTTGGTGGCATGGCATGCCAGGCAAATCCCTTGCAGATTCTCATATGAATCATCACCGCCTTGGGCCAGGGGTTTGATGTGGTCCACCTGGGCTGATGCTGCCCGCTGGCAAACTTGGCAAACAGGATCCCGTGCCAAGACCTGGCCACGTAGCTTCATCCAGCGCCGCCCCCTGTTGGCCCTGGTGGATCGGTCCTGCCTTGGGTCTGGTCCACGGTCACGCTTGCCCAGCGGAACCAGCCTGCCATCACCTGTCACCTTGCGGATGGTCATTTGTTCAGCCGATTCAAAACCCGTTGTTTGTGAACCATGCCCATGATGAATCCAACAACAAAACAACCAACGCAGATAGAAAACTCAATCATTTTGAAACCCCTTGCCCATGCCGCTGCCGCTCCCAGCTTCGGGCTAGATAGAAAACCAACATGCCGCCACCAACAACCACTGTGGCAATTGATACCGGCACCAACAAACTGTGTTCCAGGGCTAGGAATATTGGCGGCACCAGACTGATGATGATTCCCACCACCAGCGCCCGCCTGCCTGATGGGCCTGGAAACCAAATCATGGCCACAACCCCTGCCAGGATTGCCAGCCCCCCTGATAGGCTCAGGGGAAACAGACTCCATGCCACCGCGTTTTCCGCCTTGGGTGGTGTCGGCATTGCCTTGGCCACCCCTGATGTCAAAGGGTTTTGGGCACCCTGGCACCCCAACAAAAACAGCAACCACAGCCAACGCATCAGCGCCCCCGCAGGTCACGTTCCAGCTGATCTAGCTTGCCCTCCAACCGATTGATCCGTTCACCTTGCAGCTGCTGTGAAACGCTGATTTCTGACAGCATCCGGTCATGGCGTGAATACGCTGCAAAGAAAGCACCGATGATGGTCACCGCCACGGCCAACAATCCAACCCAATCACGGCTGGCCAGTTGTACGGTTTCAGGCTGTGGGGTTGGGTCTTTTTTCATTTGAATGTGTCAACGTAGGTTTGCAGAGATTTCATGGCCCGCAGGATTGTTGGAATGACAACATCCTGCACCTGTGGTTGTTCGGTCCTGTTTGGGCTGATGTAGCCCAGGTCAGCATCTGTGTGGTAGGTCCGGCCATGATCCTTGGTTCGTCTGATCTTTTTGCCCAGGCTCCGCTGGTAGATGTCTGGCAACCGGCGGTTGAAAACCAGCTTGGCCAGCCCCCGCCAACGTTCATGCAAATTGTTTTTGTGCTTCATAAGGATTTCATCATGCCACAACAACCAACATTCAGATTCAACATCCTCCCTAGTCCACAGTGGGAACTTGCGTTCCCTGGTCACCTTCAGGGCATACGCCTTCAGGTAGGCCAAAACATCCTCCAGGTCAGGGTCCATCAAAATCACCCAACGTGATTTCCCTGGCATTCAGGAACCATGATTTTGTTTTTTCGTCCCAGCCCCATCCCCAAACCTCTAGCCGCCGCCCTGGAAAACTCAGCCATTGCTTGGCCTCCTCCGCCCGTTCAGTCAGGATCTTTTTCCTCCGGTGTGATGCGTTTGACAATGATGTGGCCTGAACACCCAGGGTTTCATATTGGTTGACAGCTAGGAAATCCAGAAACCCATATAGGTCACGCTTGATGCCCCTGGTGCCTGGAATGGTTTGTTCAACCAGTGCCACCATGTAGCCTTGGTCCTCCAATGTGGTCCGGGTCAGCGGATTCACTCGGTTGCAGTTGCCGCGTTTCTTCTTCTTGGCCATTAGTCTGTGCAGGTACAGGGAATTGAATCATCAACCAATGAATCGTCAAACAGCCTGCCCTGCAATGTCAATTCAACTTGGATTTGGTGATAATTCGGACGGTCTAGCCTGAAATTTTGTTCCTGTTCCTTTTCCATCCTGGCCCACCAGTCCAGATGTTCAGATTTGGCATCAGCAATCTTTTGCATCTTGGGCAATGACTTCAGGAAACAACCAACGCAATTTCCAAACGTGTTGTTGCCCCCAGGCAAATCCAGGTCAAACGGTTGGGTTTGCCAAAATTCCAGAACGTCATTTTCTGTGTGTCCAGCTTCACCCATTGGGGCAATCACAGTTTCCCTGTTTGTATCCCCTGCCAGCTTGGCCAACCTTCTTGGCTCATCTGCACGCAGTCCAATTGCAATATCCCATTCTTCCCAGCCTAGATTCTCCAGGATCCAGCGCCGCATGGTTCGGATTTTCAATTCAAACGTACACCACCTGGCAATTGGATTTGGGAGGGAACCCCTGGCATTGATCAAAGCCTCAAAGGGTTCACCGTTTCTGGATGCTGAACAAAAATCAACAACCCTGGCAGCGTCTGGTGATTTTTGCCCCGGCTCATAGTCTGTGCTGGCCTCCAGCCAAACAATGTCAACATCCCAATGAGCTTGGCAATCCCTGACAAACTCCAAAGTTTTTTCATGCTCCAGCCCAGTGTTTTGGAATGACACAATCACATCATCAGGCAGTTTGCCATCATGAGCATCAAGTATTTGTTTCAACATAAAACCAGACGTTCTGCCACCGCTGAATGCAATGGCCGCTGGTCCTTCAATCCTGTATGGGTTCAACCTGTTTTTCCTCCTCTAGATTTTCAGGGACGTATTCCAAAACAAACACACCGCATTCAGGGCAGCTGTGATTGTTGACAATCAACGCCCATTCTGTGCCGCATTCCTCACCATCATGGCTCCCACCATGAATCATTTGGCCACCGCATTGGTCACAAATCATTCTTCCTCCTCCAATTCATCTTCATCATCCAATTCATCGTCCACATCCTGCACCAATGGCTCCTCCGTGATGGTCCACCTGGACATCAACAAATCAAACAGGGCCATGGACAATGCCCCCACCAACTCTGCATGGCTGATGTTCCATTCCTGGTCCCACCGTCTGATCAGGGCATGGATTTCCTTTTGCAGCTTGGTGGGTGGGTTGGTCACATGTCACCTATTCGGAACCTTGCCTGTTTGCCCAGCCTGTCAGCCCAGCGGAATGTGTCCACCTGTTCTGATTCTGGCAGCTCCAGAAATGCCAACCAGAACTGCCGTGTTTGCTCTGGGTCAATGTTGAACCTGTGTTGGATTTCTGATTTGGTCATGCCAATGGCCACCATGCCGCCAATCAGCGTGGGCAAATTCTTACCGCCGTTCTGGAATCGGCATGGGGCTGTTCTGTTGCCCCGCCATCTGGTGATGCTGGCAGACATCCCACCAGTCATGGCTAGGTCAGCCACAAACATGGTCCAACGGTTTCTGCCTGATTCACCCACTTGGCACATGGCGTGATTCCTTCACCAGATTCAAAACATACGCCGTTGGGTTTTTCAGCTTCTGTTTGGGATCATTCACGCCGGATTTGTACGCATCCTCAAACGCCGCCTGAATGCCGTTCCACGCCTCCGCAGACATTGAACCGACCGATAGGGCTATCCGGTTGCCAGAGAGCCTCACAGTGGATCCTGCTGCCTCCCAGCGGGTGTTGTAGTGTTCAGCCCAGGTCAGGATGTGCTGTTTCAATTCTTGGGAATAATCATCCCCACCAGCCTGCCCCCCTGGGGGGGTTTGGGGGGGAGGGATCTGTTTCTGTTTCTTATTCTCCCCGGAGAAACATTCCCGCACCGTGCGCGCACTGTTCGCGCACTGTCTGGATTTGCGGGCACGGTCCCTGGCAGCTTCTGAATCCCTGGTGGCTTTTTCCACCTTGGCCCTGGCCTGTTCCACCTCTTTCCGCATCTTTGGATTTTGCAGATGCTCTTCTCCTGTCTCTGGATCGGCCACCACTTCAAACCGGCTGGCCAGCTCCCGCCACATTGAAACCGTGAACCCAGGAATCACACCCTGCAACCGTTCCAAATCATTGGGGATCCTGCCCCCGTTGGCCTGAACGCACAACAGCATGATGTACGCCCCTTTGACCTCTAGGCTCATGCTCCAAGTATCTGCCAGAAATGCTTGGGGATACCAGGCCACCCATGGCGTGTTGTCATTTCCTCCACCAGCCATCAAAACGGAATCCCATCATTAGGTTGCACTGGTGGCTGTTGCTGCTGCCCAAACGCCGCCTGAACGCCTGCACCCTGTTGGGGCTGTTGGGGTTGGCTTGGGGCACGCAGCCGCACACAGGGCACCGTACGCCCTCCCATTTCAACCGTGGTGGCAAACACTTCAATCTGTCGGCCAGCCCACTGTTCACTGAACTGCCCAAACAATTCAATCAGGGTTTGGGTGTTGGTTTTGTTCAGGCCCAGACGCTGTTGGGTTTCACTGAACCCCATGCCCCAACTTGGGGTGCCGTCTGAATATGTGCCTTGCTCAATGTCTGTGATGGTCAGCACTACTGGCTGTTGAACATCATGAGCTTTCATCCATTTGCCTGGAAACGCTTGTGACATATCTGGCATTGCAGATTCCTTCCTATATGTTGAACAATGGCCCCGTTCCATGGGGCACCAAATCAATCAGTGGCACGCGCCACCCTGTGGTTGTTGTTGATCTTCCTCCAACCACCTGTGGTAGTTGATCGGAGAAATTTTCACGCAACATTAGTTTTTCCCGGTCAATGTACCCGCAACAAACAATGGTCCGCACATCTGGGTCATACATAAATGCATATAGCCAATCAAAGAATTTGCCCTGGTCCCGCTGGTAGAAGTTGCAGTATTTGTTGCGCTTGCCAAACGTTTTGACCTCAATGATTTGCCTTTTCCAAACCAGGTCATGCCGGTCCAACTCATGGGCATGTGGTTCAGCATCTGGCAATAGGTCACGCAAATACCATTCACCAGCTATGCCAGGGATGTGCCGCTGTTCCAGGTAGTAATCCTCATCACCATCCCACCGACCTTTGAACCCCCAATCTGGGGTCACGCTGGCACGGCTTTTGGCTGTGGCCACCAGCCCATCATATTCCTGTTTGATGATGCGCCGGTATGGCCCATGCAACGGAACGCCCTGCATACAAACGTATTTGTTCACAGCTGTGGTTGCGGCACAAACCAACTTTGCACGCCCTCATATCCGGTTGGCCATGAACCCTCCTGGTGCCACAACGCTGCCAACCTTGCAATGTTGTGTTCATTTTCATCCTGCTTCATCTTCAATACAGCATGCGGGATGTTGGCCACCGCCACTTTGTATGGTGGGTTTTTTTCCACCGCCACAATCACAACATCAATGTTGGATGTGCATCCACATCCGTTGTCCAATGTTCTGATGAACAAATCACGGTAAAAGGCAAGCTGTTCTGGATACCCAAACCTGTGGGCATTCCTGGGAAACATTTCCAAATCTTCTGTGGTTTTCAGGTCAACCAATGTGGTGTAGCCGCTGCCGGTATCGGCAACAAAATCAATTTTGCATTGCCTTGCAAATGGTTCATCACCCACATATTTGCGGAACGCCCGTTCAGCATCACCATCAGCAAACAGGCTTTTGGCAATCGGATGTTGCCGCACTGCCTCAGCCATTCCCTGGCACTGGTCCCACTGTTCATTGCTCAGGATGTTCACCCCAGGCTTTGCATCCTCCAACGCTGCTTTGGCCTCACGGAATGCTTTGGTGGTTTCACCGTACATTGAACCCGTTTTGGGGTTGATGAATCCAAAGCTGGGGCACAGCTCATCAATCCGCACAAACCCATCCATGAACGCTTGGGTACCTTCCAGGATCAGGGCATGTGCCGCGCGGCCCAGGACCAACGCAGGTGAATCCTTCTGTTTGATTTCTTTTGTGATGTACCTGGCCTGGTAGTCCCGTGGTGATTTCCTAAACAGCTTCATACTGCTGGCGGAAATGGCCCGGCCATCTTTGGCATACTGGTGGTAAACGTTGTCATTTTCTTCTAGAAAACTACCCGTTGGGATTTTGTCCGTTGTCATGCCGATCAACCCTCCTGGCGTTTTGTGCCGCCAAATCCAGGGCAACAATGAACAGCTCCAAATCTGGCAACCGCTTTTCCAGCTGCCAAATCCGTGCCAGGTCATCATCACCCCTGTTTTCAATCAACGCTTGTGTGCCCAACAAACCCTTCAAAACCCAGGGTGCCAAGCACAGCCACGCTGTTGCCAATTTTGCAATGTCATCACACCGTTGCGTTGCAGCAGAATCAGAACAGCTTTGTAGCTGCTGATACAGGGCAATAGCCCGTTCCATTTTGGCGCTGAATCCGTCCAACGCTGAAACTCCTGTGATGTCTCAGCCCCTCCTGGGCTGAAAACCTGCCCACGCTGAATGAACAACGTGGGCAAGGGTGGAGGAAATCGGCACCCATCGTTCCATCAACCCGCCGCAGAAATCAAACAGCAAATTGGATGGGCACCAGGCAAGAAGCATACCAAAAAATCAAGACATTGCAGCACTACGCCCTGGCCCCAGTTTCAACCTGGAACCACCGTTGGAACGCAGGATCTTACTGGAACCAAAATCAACCTGCCCAGTGGCTGGCCCAGTCAGGTCCATCAGCCCCCTGGGGAACACATCAATTGTGTTCATTTCCACCGTAGGCTGGCTGGTACGGTCAATGCTGAAAACCCCACCAATGAGTTTGCTGAACCCACCATCAATGATTGTGCCATTGAAAATAACATTGCCACCACGCTGGATGAACTCTGGCATGGCCCCTTCTGTGTGGGTGTATGATCCGTTGCCGGTCACCTCAAATGTGTCACCAGATGCTGCAACAGACCGTTCAACAGCGCCACCAAATCCAACAGTGGTTTTGAATGGCACCCCGCTTGTGTGGCTGCACAATCCACCATTCCCGGATGGGTGCCGCACATCTATGTTCATGCTGCCACTGCTGGACAGGGCCAGGGTTGTTGGATCTTTGGAACGCACAAACAGATTGGTTGATGAACCAGACAGATTCACACCGTTGGCTGATTCAGTCACAAACGCTTTGGTGTTGCTGGCCAACTGAATGTTCACGTTTGAATTGCTGGAACCAATCACAACTTCATCCGCTGTGAATGTCCTGGGGCTGCTGCTGGTGCCAATGCTGCCGGTATATCCCTCTGTGATGAACACGCTGCCAGCTGTCAATGAACCTGTTGTGGCATCAACATCCCCAGAATTGAACAACACTTTGTCTTTGGCTGTTGGAACAACGCCGCCGCTCCAGTTTTGGGCAGCATCCAAACTGCTGCCCCGTCCACCAGTCCACACAATTGGGTCAATCTTGGGCTTGCTGAAACGGTATGGGTGGTCATCTGGCAGGTTGCCTTGTAGCCCATACTTCCAAGCCAAATAGCCTGTGAGTCTGTCCCGGTTGTCATCAGACAATGTGCCGGTTGCAATCATGGCTTCAGACAAATCCATGTCAGCATCCAAACCCCCAGTGGATGATGAACCCAGCCTGAAGCTGGAATCATTGTTCATGTCACTGTCATTGACTTTGGAGCCATCATCAGTTGAAAACGCAGCCCCATCAAAATGGCCTGTGATTGTTGAACTGACACGCCTGCAAACATATATGTGGAAGTTTGAATCAACTACATTGGTTTGTTGGATGTTGTTGTTTGTGCTTCCATGGGTGCCAGGTCTGAAAAACAAGGTGCCGCTGGTGTTCACAAAGACATTCAAACCCTGGGTGCCACTGTCAGCCTTTGACATCAGAAACTGGGTTGATGTTGCTGATGGTAGTTTCATCACCATGGCAATGTAAAAATCACCAGTACCTGGTTCAAAATCACCCCCCAGGTCTGCACTCAATAGGTTGTCACCTGGTGAAACATCTTTGTCAAACCGCAAAACAGGCAGACTGTTGATGATGTTGGTTTTGTATATCGGATCCGCACCGCTTTGGGTTTGGGTCAGAGTGTTTGATTCACCGCTGGAATCGGTCCAGCTGTCAACCTCATCACCATCACTTTTGCCTGTGATGATGTCAGCTTTATACCAGCCAACGGTTTGGCTACTCAGCTCCTCTGGTGTCCAATCTCCACCAGCCATCAGGTCACCGTCAGGGTTCTGGACACATCTGGCCGAATGGTGCCAGCCCCGTTCACAACAATCCCGTTGCTGAATGTGGTGGTTGCTGCCCCGTTCCTCTCATCAATCTGCCCATCATAAAGATTGGTGGTGGTGAACACAGGACCAGTGGATGTGCTATTCCCAGCTGTGGTTGCCAGGCACGCCCGATCAAACACATTCAGTGTTGCCACCGTACCCGTGGAATTGTGCCGCAGGGTGCCGCTGCCAGTGAGATTCACCGTGGTGGCCCCAGCTGCCCCAGTCAACTCCAAGCTGCCCCCAGACACATCTGCCGTTGTGATTGATTCAGCGGTTGTGATGGTGCCGGAATCCATCAGGATGTTTGTAACGCTTGATGCGGTTGACAGGATGGACAGAACTGCCCGTGGGGCATCCAACATCTGGGTGGTGGTGATCCCTGCTGATGCCACCTCCACAGCCCCAGCGCCACCTGTGATTCTCAGGGTTGTGATTTGGCTGCTGGTGCCAAACGTCACATTTGGGCTGGCCGCTGTGCCTGGGTGAATGTCTGTGATGATTGCCGTTGTGTGGTGGCCATCCAAATGGATTTTGGCAGCATCTGTGGCAATCAACAGACTGGTTGCCATCACTTCTAGCTTGGTGCCAGAAACCCCCAGGCTACCCGTGAAACCATCTAAGATTTTCAAACTGCCATATGTGGTCCCCGCCACGCTGCTGGAAATGGTCACATCACGGCTGCTGGTGTTGAAAATGACATCATCCCCAGCCCCTGGCAACGCACCTGTTGACCAGTTGGTGGTGGTGTTCCAATCACCGTTTGTTGTCCCTGTCCATGTCACTACTGCCATGCTTATTCCTTCGGCTAGGTTGCATACAAATATATCTGTGGGGTGAATGGCCCCAGCTGGATTGTGCCCGTGCCGCTCAGGATTGGTGGCTCTGGCCCATTGAAGAAATAGTCCACCAGCGGTGGGAAAACCCCCCCAGAACATGCCGTGGTTGGGGCTGTTTCCAGGTAGGAACTCAGCTGTGGTCCACTTGGCTTTTCAATGTTGATTGTCACCGCACTACCTGTGGCAGCTCCCCAGGTGAACACTGGTGCAATGTCCAAACCTTCAATCAAATCCTGTACCTGGAACTGAAACTCCCAGGCATATCCGATTGGCAAATCGGGTGGGATAAATGGCCCAGGAATGTTCAGCCCCAGGGTGTTGTCTGAAAAATCAATCTCCCGATCAACAATGGCACAAACATTTTTCTGACCCAAATCCCCATCATAGTTTTTGGGGCTGCAATCCCCATAGGAATATGTCCCGCTGTTGGGGTCACAGGCATCACAAACAAACCTGTTCAGGTTGGCACCAAATCCAATATCTGTACGGCACCTGATTGGTGGGCTGGAAATACCCTGGGTTTTGATGATGAAGCTACCACTAGTCTGGTTCAGAATCTCAACTGTTTTGGTTGTGATGTTTCCGGCCCCATCATCCACCTGCACATCAGCACTTCCCAACACGGCTGTTGATGTGCTTGCGTTCACGGTGTATTGCAGCGGGATTGTGCCAACGCCAAACGCTGTGGTTTTGTCTGCAACAATGTTGCCTGACAAATTGATGTCCGCAGTCTTAGGTGCATTTGCACCTGGCACCCCTGTTGTGTGGGTGCCATCACCGTACGCAAATGGGGCTGTGCCTGAAATGCTGATGGTGATGGAACTGGGGAAGTTGTGCGTGAAATCAAAAAACTTTTTGCCACTTGATGGAAACCCATAGATATCAGGAATGTTGGCAACCAATGCCGGATCTAGCTCCCAAGTCAATGCTCCGCGTGTTTCACTCAATGCTGGTGATGAACTGAACAGGTCAGAAACAAACAGGAATCCAAACCGGGTGAATTCAAACATCTGGCTGTTGCCAAAGTTTTGGGCAAAAAATGGAAACTCAAATAGTGTTCTGTGTTCACTCAGGGCATCCCATTGGGCCTGTGTGAGTGTTCTGCTGCTGCTGGTGAAATGCCAACCCCGTCTGTTCAAACCGTAGGGCTGATCAAAAAGGCTGTCCATCAAAAATCCAGCATTGGTTGTGCCGGATTCAGTCATGGTTGAAAACCCAAATGGGACAAACACTGAATTGTTTCCTGCCGTTTTGAAATCCCCCCAGGTCAATGTGCCACTGGTGTTGTTTGTGTTTCCAGGGGATACGCTGCTGCTTTGTGGGAAAAATGCAAAACTGTCAGTCAAATCTGTCAGGGCAATGTCTTTTTTGATCCAAAATGAATAGGTGCCAGATTGGGACAGCTCCCCAGATGCAATTGGGATTTTGCTAAAGCATTCAAAAAATGTTGGCCCGCTCACAGGGGTGTTGCAACAGCACTGGCGTTTTTTGTTGAACATCAGGTACAGCTGCCATCAATGGCATTGGCAATGGTGAACAATGCAACCTGTTCCCCGTTTTCATCACGCTGGATGTTGCAGATTGCCAGGGTGCCTGTGGCCACAGCTTGCAATGACATACCAGATGGAAAGTCCGCAGCTGACAAATCAACACCTGGCCCTGCAAATGATGAAGTGTTTGCAACCTCCACGGTGTTCACCGCCACCATATCTGTGATGCCATTTGATTTGTCTGAAAACAAATAGTCTGGGCTGCCGCTGGTGAAGTCTGCCAGCTCCTGTTCCGTCACGGTGTAGGTGAATCGGTTGGTGGAAATGGTGCCTGTGTGGGTGATCTTGCCAATGAAAACCCGCCTGGCCTTTATGCCCTTGCCCCGCTGGTCAAGTTTAGCCATGATGTCTGGGTTGGATTCAAACACCTCCAGCATGGCCATCAACCTGGCAAACAGATCTGGCGTGAACTTGCCCAGCCCAGTTGAAATGTTTGGATAGTTTCTCATCAGACAGGGTTGGGAATGCCCAAATCATTGAAATCAGATGTGAATGGAAACGGCTGAATCAGGTGAACAGTTTTTGCAACTTGGTTTGGCTCAGATGATGTGCCAGCATTCTTTGGTGTAATGTCACCATTGACATCACGGATTGGCACTTGCCTTCTGTGGGCCAGCTCATCAAACGTGAATGTCAGCGTTGTGTTGTAGCTGTTCACCCCATCCCGCTGCACACTTAGCCCTGTAAACAATAAAAACCCTGGTGCCGCACCCAAAAACACCGTGCTGTTTCTGCTGGACAGGATCCCCAAAGATGTTGAAATCGGGATGTTGTCAAATGATTCTGAACGCACTGTCAGTTGCAAATCCTGTTGCCGCACAAACGTGGTCAATGGTTCACCACCTGAATCAACCGATGTGCCAGCTATATCTCGGAGGATAGATTCCGTGCCAGGGATGTCCAACTCTGGATCAATGCGGTATGTGTCCACGGCAACAGGTCTTTGGCTGATGCTGAAATCAATGAAATCAGGGTCACCAGGTTCTGTGCCTGTTTCAGTGATTTCCTCTAGCCCATAACGCCAACTCACTTTGAATTTTCCAACGGCCTCCAGGTCAGTTTGTACGTTCACTTCCAGCGGAATCAACCTGCCCAGAACTGGGTTTGTGTCACGCTTGAACAGCTTGATACCTGTGGCTGATATGGCCTGCTGCAATGTTGGCTGATCTTGGCTTTGGTCATCTTCAAAGACCAAAAACTCCCTGGTGCCGGTTTGGGCATCAGATGAATTAGTTTGTTGTCTGGAAACCTCAACTGCCTGTAACGTCATACAAACGCCCCTTCCTCTGTTCTGTCTGCCAACGCTGTTGTGGCTTTGGCAATCTTTTCCAGGTTGTCTGAATCCTTCTTGGCCGCACCCGCATCAACCTTCACCGCACCCAATACTGTTTGAATACTAGCGGCTGTTGATTTCATTTTTTCTGGATCGGCAACTTCAGCCGCAGCTGCTTCCAGCTCTGGTGGTGCTTCAACCTTGATTGCCTCTGGCACCTCTAGCTGTGGTGGCTCTTCAATGGTCACCACTGAACCATCCAGCACCCCGCGCAGGTCTTTGAAAAACTCTTTGACTTCTGTGCCCTGGAACAGACCACCCATGGTGTCCATGTCATCTTCCACGCCCTTGGCCAACTCATCACGCACATCAGCTGCAAAATTCACACCCGCTTGCAGTTTTGCTGCCGTTTCATCAAACCCCAGCACCTCAGCCGCCATTTGGGCCAGGGCAATCATTTCCGTGATTCCTGCCACAATTACTGACAGCACCGAACCAATCACAATCCGCACACCTAAGAAACCAGCACGGAATACATCAACAACATGGGAACCAGCAATTGCAAGGGTTTCCAAAACATTGATAATGCCCATGAACGCTGCTTTTCCATCCTCTTCTGTCAGCCCAAATGTTTCACCCAGGTTGGTTGCAACGCCTGACATCATCTGCAAAGCTTTTGCAACTCCATCCAACAAACCAATGGTGAATGGTCCAAACGCCTTGCCAACAGAATTGACCACAGCTTCAAACGCTGATTTGACTTCCAGCCCCGCACCAGTCACGCCTGACATCATTGTGTCAGCCATTTCCTGTGCGGATCCACCCGCATTCTGGTAGCTCTCTCTCAGCTCCTCAGCCCGTCCTGTGTTGTTTGCCAGGGCAATGGCCGCTGTACCTGCCCGCGCTCCCAGATTGTCCATGGCAGCTGTCACCGCTGCAATGCCTTCTGAATCCAATGCTTTCAGGGCTGGCAGCAAACCGCCCTGGGCAATGATGTCTGGCCCCAGCTTCACCAACGCCTGCCGCAAACCTGTACCGGCCAGGGAACCTTTCAAACCAGCATCAGACAACACAGACAATGCTGCCGCTGTTTCCTCAATGCTGATCCCCATGGCACTGGCAACTGGCCCAACAAACTTGAACCCTTCACCCATTTCCTGAACGCTGGTGTTTGAACTGGCAGCTGCCTTTGCCAGAACATCAGCCACGTTGGTGGCCTCACTGGCCTGCAATCCAAAACCACGCAACACCGTTGATGTGATATCAGCCGCATCAGCCAATTCCATTGCACCTGCTGCTGCCAGGTTCAAAACGCTGGGCATGGCCGCTTGAATCTCTGCTGCCTTGAAACCAGCTTGGCCCAGGAACCCCATACCCTCAGCCGCCTGTTTGGCTGAAAACGCTGTGGTGGCCCCCAGCTGTTCTGCCTGGGCTGTCAGCACTTTCATTTCATGGGCTGTGGCACCGCTAACAGCTTGCACCCGCAACATGCCAGATTCAAACCCAGCAAATGACCTGGTGGCCAACCCAATGGCTGTTCCTACTGCTGCAATTCCAGCTGCCCCAACTGCAAACCCTTTGGCAATCCCAGCACCCACACCTGCAACTTTGGATTTGAAGCTGGATAGGTCATTCTGTGAACGCTTCAGCCCGCGCCGAAACCCATCCGTTTTGGCTCCAATTGCAATGTGTAAGGCTTTGACGGTTGCCATTTAGCTTTCCCTGGGTTTGGACATGCGCGCTAGGAAACCCAGCTTTGCCTTCATTTGTTCGGCTGTTCTGGCCTTGCCGTCAGCGCCATCTACATACGGCATAAAATCCGCAGGTTTGAACGCCCGTGCCCCTTTGGTCCTGTGGGCATTGGCAATCAACGCTGTTTGAATGGCTTGGTTGATGTCACCACGTTCTGGCCCAATCGGGCTGATGCGGTCATACGCAATCCATGATGCCAGCTCCAAGCTGGACATTTCACGCTTTAGCTGCCCGACAGTCATTCCCAATGCAAGCGCTAACCGGAACAAAAACCGGCTCATTGGTCGGGCGCGGATTCCCCCTCCAGGTCATCAATATCCTGGCTGGTGAACCCATTGAGTCTGGCCGCAACCGTGAAAACCCGATCAACCGCCGCAGCGGATTTGGCACCCAGGGCTGTAGCGTCTAGTGGTTCAAATAGCTTTTCACCCTTTTCATCACACGCCACCAGACACACCAACCTGGCACGCAGGTTCACCATGTTCTGTTTGCGTTTGGTGCCGCCTGAAACCTCAGCTTCAAACTGGTCCCGTTCCCCAGCGGTCATCACCCGCACATACAGCACGCCGTTCCACTCTGGAACATCAACCCGTTCCAGGTGCAAATCATCCGTGCCCAAAATGTCATCCCTTGACAACAAAACATCTGCCATGTGTCAGCCCTCCTTTTGGCTGTGTGTGTTATGCGGTGGTGTGGTCAACAGCGCCGGTGATCTTGAACGCAATGGTGGCACGGTTGACTTCATCAATTGCTTGGCTGTGGCTCAATGAACGCACAAACGCCGTGAAGGTGTAAGTGTCGGAATCACTGAATGTGATGACAACTGAACGTGAGGTGCCAGCTGTGAAATCATCCCAGATTGCTCCTTGGGCTGTGTCATCATGGTCAAACTGAACTTCCACGGAAACTTCACCAGCATCACCAAATCCAGCTGTGAATGTTCTGAATTTCACTGAAACACTGTCAACAGTTGCACTGGTCCCCAAATGGGTGGTGTCCACCATGGCACGTTCCATGTTGGGTCCGTCAATGCTCAACACCTGACCGATGTTGTTACCGTTCCAACTGATGGTTGCGCCTTGTCCCAAAAATGCTGCCATGGTGAATCTATCCCGTTGCGTTAGCTCTATAAGAAATCAGGAATGACAACATCCTGATATATGTTCCCTGCCGGTCCCCATCAACTGGGGCTGCATAATCTGTTCGGTCATTGGTATGGGTACACCCCAAAACCTGCACATTGATCAGGCCACCCACATTTATGAAAATGCTGCCCCTGAACCCTGACAATGCTTTCCGCACCTCTTCTGCTAGGTCAGACGCATCTAGGAATGTTTCACCCATGCAGAAAAAATCAAAATCCACGCTGATCAGCTGGGTGGCCCCAGACAGGTCACTGTATGGCCTGCTGGTGGAAACCTCATAGGTGATTGCTGGCAGCGCCAATTCCTGGTCCAAAACCAGTGGGCTGATCCTGGTGCCAACTCTGCTGCTGATGTCTGAATCCTCTGACAGCTTCTTGAATATGGCACGTTCCAATGGGCTGTTGGTGGTCATTTGATACCTGCCTGTTTTGCCAACCGTTTGATGCGGTTTTTCACCCGCCGGTCAAACTCTTTTGATAGGTCTGCCATGAATGTTGGCAGGTGCCTTTCAGCTGCCCTGGATAGATAGAACTGGCCTGGCACAGCTGGAATTCGGACCCGATACGTTGTGCCATTTCTGCCAACAATCTTTTGCGTGAATGAACGCCGCCCAAATTCAATGATGGCTGCAACGTTTCTCCGCTTGCCTGGCCCCTCACCACCACCACGCAAACCAACACCAACACGGCCCAGGAATCCAAATCCACCATCCGTGTTTTTGATTTGAACCTGGATTTGTTCTTTTGTTTTGCCTTTGTCAACAGATACAACTTCCTGGGCAGTCCGTTGGAGCTTCTTGGTTTCTGTTCTGATTGCCAGCTTTGCAATCCGTTTGGCATCCTTATGACCCAGAATGCTCATGGCCTGCATCAGCTGGTTGGCCCCGATCAACTGAACATCCACCCCCAGGCTGCTGCTGAACTGGCCCATTTTGTTTCTGCTTTGGGAGACTCTCATACCATTTCCCTTGCCAGGATTTCCAGCTGTTCATCCTTTTCCAGCCTGTTCAGGACCTGCACCACCTCAAAATTTCTGCTGCTGTAGACCAGCCTAGATGTGGTGGTGATTTGGCTGGCATACCTGGTGGTGATTTTGTGGGTGATCCGTCCCTTGGTCTGATTGGCGTTTTGCAGCTCTTCACCACGGCTTGGTTCAATCCTGGCCCAAACGGTGATGGCTGTGGAATAGCTGGCTGTGCGCTGCCCAACGCCGTCCACAGTCATTGATGGGTTCTGAACCTGAACCCGATGCCGCATGGGTCCAGTGCGCATCAGTACGCCTTCCCAACCTCAAACTGGTGGCAAATGTTTTTCACGCCCAATGGCACTTCCGCAAATGTGTTTCCCTTTGGGTCAACTGCTTCACGGTGTTCATAGTAATGGCTCACCAGCATCAACACAGCATGTTTCAATGGCTCTGGTACATCAGACGCGCTGGTGCCGTAGCCTGCAACAGCCACCACCGTCACCACGTTGGCTTGGTCCAATGTGCTTGGCCACTCCTGGCCTGACTTCAGGAAAATCCTGCCAGGGTCACGGATGGTGCCAACCCCATACACACTGGTGGGCAATGTCTGGCTGGCTCCGTCACCGTCTGTGTAGCTGATGGATGTCACAGAAACCAATGGGGCAATCGGGAAGAAAATAGCATCCTGGTGGGGGAACATGTCCACCTGGTAGGTCCAGCTGGCATTGATCATCTGCCGGTTGGTCAAATGCTCAACAACATTGGTTGCCCTGGTCACCAAACTGGCAATCAGGGTATCTTCATCGGAATGGTCAATGCGCAACCAGGCTTTGGCATCGGATGTTGCAACCACCGCTGCTGATGGTGCCGTGGTTTGTTTCAGGCCAAAATAATGTGGATCCATGCTGCCCCTTTTGGTGATTATTCGGAATCAAAAAAAATGGGCACCGTTTGGTGCCCTGTAATGTTTGATGTTTGGGTTGTTTGTTCAGCAATAATCATTGCCATTCCGGGATTCTTGCCGGTCCGCCATGTTTTCAAAAGCGGCAAATGGATCAAACTCCTCCTTCACAGTGTCCGATGCGTAGAGATTCATGCAATGGCCTAAATCACGCCCTGGATACACATATTGGATCCCCTTAGCGTTGACCTGAATTTTGCGCTTGATCAGCTTGCCCTTTGGTCCAGCCAACCAAACGTAGTGGTCCGAACAGCGCACAATTTGAAACTCCCTTGTGTGGAGTGCAAAGTTGTCCAGAGAACCGCGCGTGTACGTTGTTTTGATTGTGCTGTTTGATTCAAACTTTGCTTTTGCCAGGGGTGCAAGATTCATTTTTGATTTCCTTCCAGGCCCACCATTGGGCACATGGACAGATTAGCCGCACCAAATGTAGATTGCAACCCTCTTGGGCAAATTTTCCACATTTTTTTTCAGGATGCCCAAAAAACAGCCCTCAGACAAAAATAGGGCACCCCGGAGGGTGCCCCATCTGTTCAAATTGTCAATCCTGAGATCAGGATGATGCCATGGTGATGACCTTACAGGCAGCGGTGTTCAACAACTCACCGTCATTGAACGCAATGCCACGCACACCAACTTGGCCATTGGCCGCAAACAGCTCATCCAATCGGCTGAATTCAAACCCGCCGAAATCCACAATCTGGTAGTAGCTGGTGTCACCAAAGAGAATCGGCTTCTTGGTTGCCGCCAACGCATCCACGTTGTCAGACTCATACACCGGCTTGCCCAACAGGGTGTCAGGTGCCGCACCCAAACCTGGGGTCCACAGGTAATTCAATGAACCGCTGGTGGTCACTGGGTTTTTCAGCTGGCGGATTGCCTTGGCTGCTTCTGGGGAAACAATCCAGTTGGCGGTTGGTGCCATGCGGTAATCCACAGCCACGCTGTAGAACAGGTCAATGATTTCATCACCCGTCACAGCGGTGGCGCTGGCAGCGGTCAGACCAGATGTGGCATTGTCAAAAATGCCCCGTGGTGCATTGCTGTTGTCACCAGTCAAGAATGCTGCCAATTCAGCGGTGGCAAATGAACGTGCAAAGCTGGATGCAATGTAAGCTTCCAACTGGGCAGCGCTGAAGGTGCCGGTGTAATTCAACAGCTCTTCAGAAACCTTCATGATCCGGCCCAGACGCACTGGGTTCATGGTCACTTGGCCAAAGCTGTGATCAGACTCGGAGATGGATGCACCCTCAGCACCGTATGCGGCTGAACCAATGCTGGATTCAGTTGCAAATGCGGTTTTCTGGCTGACTTGGGTGACCGTGCCGATTTGCCGCATGAAGTTTGCTTCCTCACGCAACTGGCTGATTTGTTGGCTGACAGCGGTGGTGGCCAGGTTGCCACCAGCACCGGCTGAACCAATGGACAATGCACGCTGTTCAGCGCCGGACATTGGTTCACCACACAAACGCTTCATGAACGCGGTGCGGTATTCTTCTGACTCGGTGGTGATTTCACCACGGTGTTCAGCTTCTTCAGCCTTCACAACAATGTCAGCCATTTCAGCTTCACGCTGGGCGGTTTGCTCTTCCAGCTTGATGCGGCTTTCAATGGAACGCACTTCAGATTCCATGCCTTCAAATGATTCCATTTGATCGGCAGACAATGCGGATGCGTCTTTGTTGGCATCCAAGATTTCACGCTGCTTTGCAATCAGGGCAGCGCGCTTTTCCTTCAGAGAATTGATGTTCACGGTGTTTTTCCTTTTGAAACGTGAAACAAAAAAACAGGTTTCAGCGCACCACCATCAACAGACAATGGCACCTGTGGCGTTGGAAACCGGATGGCCAGTTGGCCCCACTGCCCGTTGGCAGATTCCCAAAACAAAAAGGCTGAATCAGGTTGCCCCAACCCAGCCCAGGAGGGTTGTTCTTTTATTCGGCAACCCCATCTGAAATCCGCAGATACAGCCGCAACATTTCAGGTTTGGGTGTATCCCGCCGCATAGCTTCACGCTTCAAACCACGCACAGCCACGGTTGTGTCCTCATAGGCAGGGAAGCTGACCACGGAAACATCAAACAAATCCAGGTCACGGATTTCCCGCACCGTTTTTCCGTCACGCTCTTCCCATGAATCATCCCGCACAACAAATCCAAAACTCATGGCATCCAAATCACCACGCCTGATTGATTCCAAAGTGTCCTGGCCAACCGTTGTGTGGGGAATGTCAATCTCTGTGCGCAACCCATGTTCATCTTGGGACAAACGCAGGGTGCCGGATTTGGTCCGGCCCAAAATCATCTTGGGGTCATGGTCCACCAGCGCCCGCACATCATGCTGTTCATTGATTGCCCTGGTGAACGCACCTGGCTTGATGTATTCCACAAAATCACCCAGGTCACGGCTTTCTGAATCAAAAACACTTGCGTAGCCCACAATCGTGTCAGCTGTGTCACCAGATTCCAACTTGACTTCCTGGTGGGCACGGCGTTCCAGCTTTTCTGCTGGGGCTGATCGGCTGTAGCCGCCACCGCCACCACCGCTGCCACCAGTCACAGATTGATATGCCGCATGGCTTGAACATGGCATATAGATGGTCTCACCGTCCACAGTCATGCTGTGGGTGCCATCACACCCCAGGGCATCAGCCCGTGCCATTGCTTCATCCTCAGTGGTGTATTGATCCACACCAACACGTTCCCGTTTTTCATCACTCATACGTTCATCCTTACTTGATTCTGGGTGCCCGCTGGGCAACAAATCTAGGTCATGCTTGCCCCGTCTGAACTTCAGATTGGCCAGGGCATACAGAAATGAATTCACCCGTGCATAGGCCCATGCTTCTGCATTGGGGATGCTTGGGCGCACTGAACTGGGCTGGGTTTTGTATGCCCCAACACCACGTTCAAACACTTGTTCCAACATGGACATGGTGGCCCGCTTCCTGGCATCATCCCCATGTTCATCATTGTGTTCTTCCAGCTTGCGTTCCAATGCAACTTTGACGTTGCCGGTCACCTGCCGCTGTTCTTCTGATCCGTCACCCAGGTCTGCCACCAGGTCCAAATCCACCACAGGCACACCCACTTGCCTGTCTGTTTCAATCAGGTCATCATTCATTTCCACAAACACTGTGATGATTGCTACTGGCCCAACATCATCAGTGTCCATGGATTCTGCACCAAACTCGGCCATGCCGGATGTCACAACCTCATCCACCACGCCGGTGTAGATACCTTTTTCAGCCCGCCACCTGACAAACAAACCTGGTTCAATATCTGCTAGGTCAGCCCGTGTTTCACGCCGTTCCTTCAGCTGATCCAATACGGCCTTCATTCTGGATTCACCCAGCACACCAACCGTGCCCCATTTCACCTGGGCAACAATGCCAGCAACATTGGACAGGTTTGGCCCCAGGTCAGCATCCTGGAATTGCTTGCCATCTTCAAAATGCCTGGCGCTCCAGGCTTCACGCTCTTTGATCCATGCCAACACGGCTGGGGAACTCACACCACGTTCAGCCCGCTTCCAAATTTCAAACGCTTCATTCCCACGGATGTTGCCACCAGCGCCCCAGATATCTGGGTGGTTGCGTTTCAAATCCCTAGCGTAATCATGATCAAACACATCAAATCTGGAATTGCCCAGGCTGATTGGTTCATCATCACCGGATTGGGGAAAATCTGTTGCCATCAAACTGCCTGAATGATTGACACATCACCAGTTTTGATTGGGCTGTGTCTGATGTCCGTTCTGGGTTCATAGGTTGTGCCATCTGTGTATGTCACAGTTTGGCCACGCAGGATGAATGGTTCACCAGGTTTGACGGTCACACCGTCCAGGCTCACTGGGGCATTGGTGCCCAGCGCCCGCCAAACTACCTGGTTCACACCGGCCTGCCGGTACAGCTCCAGGACAATGCTGCCTTCGGCCCGCCTCATTTCATCATCAATGATGTCTGTGGAATGGGCACCGTTGGCCCAGCTGGCAATCACACCATCACGGTTTTCCGATGCCACAATGCTTTGGGCTGAACGCCGTGAACGCCTGGTGGCAAACCGCCGTGCCATGTTTTCCAACGCTTCAACACTCAGTTGGCCAGGGTTGCGCCCCAACTCATCACCCATGATGTTTGACAACTGGTTGCCCAGCTCAGTCAATGCTGGCAGGATCTGTCTGAACGCCAACCGCTGGTATTCCCCTTCATAAAACTTTTCAGCCCATTCAGCCACCTTGCCTGGTTCACGGTCCAGCTGGCGTTGGGCTGCATTCACCTCAGCCTGGGCAATGGTGTTCAGCGCCCGTTCCCAGTTGGCTTTGGCATTACCCCTGGCAGCATCCCGCAGGGCCACCACATCCACAGTTGGCAGCGCCCGCTGTTCATCCTCCATGGGCATTGGCTCTGGGGCATCACCAGGTTTCAATGCCTCCATGTTCAATGGGGACAGGTACAAATCACCGTTGCCACCAATCGGGTCCAGGTTTTCAATTTTGCGGATGTCATTGACAGACAGGAACCCAGCCTGCCGTGCCGTCTGGTATGCCTTGAATCTGGAATCCAAATCACCACGCAACAGATGGTCAAACTGGAATTCAGCAAACACGCCACCCGTGGTTGGCAGCAATTTGGATTTGATTTCTGATTCAATCCGCCGTGCCCATGGGGTCAATGTGTGAACCACAAACGCCCTGTTCAGCTCACCAATGGAACCGTAGCTGCCAGCATTCTCCAGGTCAGCCAACATGGATGGTGGGACCCGGAAAATACGCGCAATCTCAGCAACCTGGAACCGTCTGGTTTCCAGGAACTGTGCATCATTCGGGTTGACGCTGATTGGCTTGAAATCAATACCAGCTTCCAACAGGGCAACCCTGGCTGAATTGCCAGCGCCCTTGTGGAGCTTTTCCCAACTCCGCCGCAGGTTGCCAAACGCCTCATCAGACAGTTTGCCTGGCACACTCAGGATGCCCGATGGGGTGCCGCTGTTGCCAAACCAGTTGGCCCCATACTGTTCAGCCGCAATCCCCAAACCGATGGTTTCCCGTGCCAAACCAATGGGTGAATATCCCACCAAACCCAATGGCCCCAGCGCCCGAATGTGCAACACCTGGTCAGATGTCCATGCCCCCTGGAACTGGCCCGTGGTGAACTCATATGCCACCCGCCCGGATGTGGTCATTTTCACTTCCACGTTCCTAGGGTCCACTGGGGTCAGGGCTGTCACCTCACCACGCCCGTTGCGGGTGATGTAGGCAAACCCGTTGCCGTAGGTACAGGCATGGCTGATCAGGGTTTCAAACAGCATAAACGCTGTAAGGTTTTCATCTGCCTGGTCACGCAGGATGCCGTATATGGGCAGGTCATCCGCCTGCCTTCTGCCATCATCCGTGTTTCTGTAGGTCACCAGTGGCAATGCCGCCAATGATTCTGAAATGATCCGTACGCAGCTGTAAACCGCTGACAGGCTCAGGGCTGTCTGTTCAGATACTTCAACCCCAGCACCCGATGGGTTGCCCAGGAAACTCCATTTGTCCGGCTGTTTGAATGTGTGCCGTTGTTCAGCTTTGGGGCTGATGATGGTCCTGATGAAATCTGCTAAAGCCAACGCAATCCCCTGTCAGTGTAAACATCATCCACGCTGGTTTTGGATTCACCTGAATCCATACAACGTCCCAGGCCCATCACCAGGGCCACAATCCCATCAATCCGTTCGGAATTGGCCTTTGATCCGCTTGCCCTCTTTGATGGTTTGATGTTCCCAGCTGGGTCTGTCTCAATCATCACTTGGGCTGCTTGTGCCCGCAGGATGGGGTGATCCCCATGAATCAGCTTGCCAGACAACACCAATTCTTCCAGCCGCTTTGATGGGGCTGACAATGATCTGTACCCCTGGCCAATCCAGGTCACATTGGCCCCCTGTTCACTCAGCCTGGTGGAAATGTCTGTTGCATTCCAACGGTCCAATGTCACTTCTTGAACCTTGTACCGTTCAACCAGCTCCATGATTTTGGCCTCAACGTAGCTGTAATCCGTCACCACGCCTGGGGTCAGGGTGATGTGCCCTTCACTGGACCAGGCTCTGTAGGGCAATCTGTCATTCCGTTCCTTGGCTTCAATGTTGTCCTTGGGCAAGAAGAAATGTGGCAACACTGTGATGGTGCCATCAGCGCCTGGGAAAACGGCTGCCACGCATGTAGTGTCCTGGGTGGTGGCAAGGTCTACGCCTAGCCAACATTCTTGCCCATCTAGCTTTCCTGGATCTATCTCTGAACCGCTTGCATCCCAGCTGTCCATTGGCAACCATCTGGTTTGCTGTTCGGTCCAAACATTCAGGTGCAAACGCAGAAACGTGTTGACATACCCTGGCACCTCTTTGGCCCGTTTGCATTCCTGTTCCAAATAGTCCAGGCTGATTGACTGGCCCAAACTTGGGTTGGCAATGTGCCAGGTTTCTGGCTCTGTCCAATCTGAACCCTCTGGTGCCGCATACACCACTGGCAGGAACCGTTCATCTTTGATTGTGCCATCACGCACCTTTAATGCGTAATCATGTTGTTCCCAGGCAATTGATGTTCTGCTGTGTCCAGCTGTGGTGATTGCAATGGATAATGGTGCCGCCCTGGCACCCATACTTGTATGGAGTGTGTCCCACAAATCACGGTTGGGCCACACATGCACTTCATCTGCAATCAGACCTGAAATGTTCATGCCGTGCTTTGTGCCAGCGTCTGATGAAATCACTTTGAAAACGCTGTTGGTCCTGGGGTATTTGATTTCACGCCGGTACACCTGTGCCAGTTTGGACAACATCCCATCAGCCTGAATCATGCCCTTTGCAACATCAAACACAATTGCAGCCTGGTCACGGTCACCCGCAGCGCTGACAACCTCAGCCGATTGTTCACCGTCACCAAAGAGGAGATACAAACCCAGCCCGCTGGACAATGTTGATTTGCCATTTTTCCTTGGGATCTCCAACCAGGTCCGCCGATACCGCCGCCGCCCGTCAGCATCCACCCAGCCAAACAGGGTTGCTAGGAAATCACGCTGCCAGGGCAACAGGGTGAATGGCTTGCCAGCTTCCAAACCCTTTTGGTGTTTCAGGAATGCTTCAAAAAACCCAACAACCCGTTGGGCCTTTTCACTGTCAAACACAAACCCATCAGCATCCCTGGTGGGGTCATACCCTGCCAGGTCAGTGGGTGGTTCAAACGTGTTTTGTCCAGACACATTCAATGGATTTTTTCCTACCATCCCCGGATTTGGCTGCACCGCTCAATTCACACAGTGGTTCAAAATCCAACCAGGTTGCGTTTGATGATTCACACACTATGACCTGATCAGCCAATGATTTGCAAAACTTGCCCAGTTGGTTGTAATCAATACCCTGTGAACCGCATGAATAGTGGGTGCCTTGCTTTCCCTGGTATGGGGGATCAATAAACCACGTTGCCCTGGTTTGCAAGAACTCACTGGGGATGTGTTCAAATCCTATGTTGTGGATTTGCCAGGTATTGAAATGGTGGACATTCTCAGCCAAACGCTGCCTGCATTTAGCGCCCCAAACATAGGAAACATCACCAATGCCCAGCACCCAGGATGATTTGCGTTTTGCCGGTTTGGAACAGCCTTTGTTCACCCAGAAACCCACAACATTCCTGGCACCAGGTGATTCAATCACATCAACAGTTTCACCATCATTCAACAATGGCAAATCCATCACATCATCAAAATTGGCATCAATAAGCCATTGCCAGGTTTCACACAACACAGGGTCAGCATCAAACAGAATGACCTGCCTGCCATGGCCATGCCGACAGGAATAGCCCGCTGAACCAGCAAATGGTTCAATAATCACATCTGTGGTTGGCTCTGGATATTTGCCTGAAATCCTGTGTTTGCCGCCGTAGAAACTGAATGGTGGTGGCACCTTGGTCTGCACCATCACAGCCCCAGCATCCGCTTTTTGTTTTCATCTAATTCATCCAGCACATCAGCCGCATCATCCAACAGGCCCAGCTGCCGCAGCCACCTGGAAACCCGATCTGCCTGAGCTACTTTGATTGCCTGGGCTGGGTGGGGCACCGGCTGGCCCTGACTGCCTTCTGTGATCATGCCCTGTGTTTGCAGGATTCTTCTGGCCTGTTCCCAGTCGGCCAACGCTTCTTGCATTTGGCTCAGCATCAGCTTTTCAGCTGGGGACCAACTGGCCCTAGATGCAATCAATTTTTGAACACGGCCTGTGGCCCAGTCCAATGGGGTCTGTTCTCCGTCCATGGTATTTCCTCAAAACCCGCTTCCTGGGGCTGCTAGGGGGGGGCAAAAACCCCAAAAAAGTGTATCGGTTTTTGTCATGG